ATGTTGCGCCTGCGCCTGGTTGGAGAATGAACCGCGGCCGAGGTTCTGTTCATATTGCTGCTGCTGCGCTTGATTTTGGAATCCCGCCCTTTGGGCGGCCATGTCCATCATGCGCTGCTGCTCAGAACCAGCCTGACTGACAGCGGCAAACCGGGCATCATTGGCCTGGCGGTTGTAATCATCCATCGCTCCGCCGTACGCCTGTGAACCATATCGAATGCCCTGGTCGGCGAGTCTTTGCTCAATATTGCCACGTTCGCGCGCCAGCTGCGGGTTCATCCGCGCCATCAGCGCATCTTCGACGTGCTGGCGGTCGGCACTGAAATCACCGGCACCGTAAGACCTGGTAATGTCGCCGGCATCGCCGAATGTCGACTGAATAGCGCCGCCGGGATCGTAGGATGTGCGCGCCTGCCCGACATTCGATAGTCCGGTCGCTGTGCCGGCGGTAGGCGCTCTCGATAGATCCATTTCGTGCGACAGCAGTCCGGCAATCCGGCCCGACTGCGCATTCGCCATGCCGGCAAGATTGTATTGCGCCGCCAGGTTCTGGCCCTGAATCGCCTGACCCTGCGGCGTCAGTGTCTGCGTCGCGGTGAAGGTCGGGATGTTGTAAGTCTGCCCGGTCGACGGATCGGTCCAGGCATGGTTGCCGGTGGCGTCGTAACTCAACGATCCGGTCGGCGTATTCTGATTGGTGTTATTGAGGTACGCATTGGCGACCGCCGTCGAAACATTGGTGCCGGTTTGTGCCGCTGCGGTTCGGTAGGGGTCGGGAGGGGTTGGCGGTGAAGGTTTGCCCATGGTGGTTTCCTTAGAAAGTCGGCGGCCTGGCAAATTGCGGTGGCGCCTGACCCGGTACGGCCGGCGGGGCATCGAATAGCGGCGGTTGTTGCTGCGATGGCGGCGGCGCTGGCGGTGCTGGCGGCATCACGGGAGTCGTTGGCGCTGGCTGCTGTTGCTGTGGCGGCGTCATCGGTGGTGCCTGTCCACCCATGAAGCTACTCGGACCCTGCTGGTCCATTCCCATCAGGGTTTTGAGCGGACTAGGCGCCATCATCATGCCGGGCGGCAAACCACCTTGCGGCATCGTATTGACCTGCGGCGGTGGATTGCCGATGTTCATCATGGTTTGCGCAATCTGATTGCGCATGCCACTGGGCGATCGGAGTGGTTGGTTGAAAGGCATCAGGCGGCCTCCTTCTGCTCTAATGCAGAAACGGCGATATAATACATCGTTTCCTCGGCATTTTCGGTTGTCTCAAAGGCTTGGACAATCTCTTGCAGAGCTTTCCGCAGTCGTTCAATCTCGGTAAAAATCGGATCAATCATGCGGCCTCCTCCTGAATCAACGGCGGAGCAAGATGGTGCTGCAGCCGCTGATTCAACCGGTTGCCTTCCCAGGCTTCCTTGGTCAGCGTGCAGATGGTGCAGTCGCGGTCGCGGCCGAACAGCCGCTCGACCTTGACGAACTTGTAACCAAAACGGGCCAGCATATAGAGCAGGCGCTCATTATCGGACGGTGTCCGCTGCACCACCATCTGGCAACCGCATTGGTGGAATGGATAGGTGTACATTCGCTTGAGCGTCTCACGGGTCAGCCAGCGCGTACCTGGCAACGCCGCGCCGGAAATTTCAATGACACCAGCCTCTGGATCGTAATTGTGATAGACCAGACCAGCGATCAGATGGCCGCTATCGTTGATGACACCGATCGTTTTGATGTTGTCGCCAAAGCCGCGCGCGCAATGCGGAATCAAGCCGGCGACGAAGTAGCCAACAATTTGATGGGCATCATAGACGTAATCACACATTCACACCTCACACATTGACTCCCGCCCGTTCATAGGTGATGCCGATCGAGATCAAATCGATTTGCGGCTTGGCTTGCTGTGCCATCGTCACCTGCACGATCGGCGCATGTGAAAATCCGGTCTGCCCCACCGATACCCAACCGGTGTTGCGCGGCGTTGGCTTTGCCGGCGGCGGCGCATCCCATTTGGCCTGATCCCATAACCCCTGGTCCCAGAGATCCAGCACGCCGGGATCCAACCCAGCCGGCGGTGGCTGCGGGATCGTCACAATGTAGTCGGTGGTCGCTGCCAGTTGCGGCTGGAACGTCTCACCTGGTCGCGCCAAGAAAGCCGCCCTGGCCTGATGCCAGATCACGGTGGCAGGTGGTGTCTGGAATATTTCCCAGCCGCCGACAATGGTACAGACATAGGGCACACCATCGTCATAGCCGGTACGGTCGACCTGCATAATGGTCCCTGACTGGGTACCAAAAAACAGATTAGGCCCCTGCTTGATAAAACAGGTGGCGTCATAACCGGGAAGCCGCGCCCATGCCCCGGTGCCGGTATTGACCACGGCGCAATAGCGCGCCCCTGGTTTACCACCCGGCCAGGTGACGAACATGATGCCGGATTCATCCCAGCGCGCCATCGTCCATGGCAGATTGTTTTTATCGGTTGCCTCTTGGCGCCAAGTCGCCCGGATATTCTTGGTAATCATGGCAAGTTCGAGTTGTTCGGCGGTTTTGGTGATGGCCGCCGAAATCGGCACAATGCCCTCGACCGTAGCAATCAGGAGATCACCGCCGAGTTGAACGTGAGCATTCATCCCCATCGGCTTTGGAATCTGGTAGCGGCCTTCTTGCCGCCAGTTGTTGGCATCGGAGGGATTGGAGCCGCTGAAAATAAGCGCCTCACCTTCGGTTGTCACGAACACGAGCTTGTCATCCATGCCGTCACCGGCATCTACCGACCAGGTCGCGGTGAACAGCAATTTCCCGCCTTTGGTCGCCGCACCAGATAAAGGAATTATTGCTAATGCGCCGGCAATCGAATCAATGCCGAGATACCAGGCATTCATCGAATCCTGTTCGATGAAGAACAGGCGATTTCGGTATTTGCAGACATTGACCAACCCGCGACCATGCTCGATAGGCGTGCCCACGGGGCCATGAATCTCGTCAGAATTCAGCGACTGCCATGTCGTGCCGTCATAACGCAGCGGAAAATCGCCGCCATCATTGACCGCAATCAACCAATCCCCACCGGCATTGGCCATCTGGGTCGCGGAATAATTGCCGGACAATTGTCCAGAAGCGACCACGCTAGGAACGCCGGAAGATGAAACGTTATAAAGTTTGGTAGCGTTGGCGGCGAACATCTTGCGGATATTGCCCGAAGCATATTCGAAAGCGGAAATCACCGTCGTGGTTTCCTGCAAGGAACACCAACGCACGCAGCCGCCGCGTATCCGGGCGCCTTGCATGGTCGGAATCCAGTTGTCCATCACGATCGCACCGCCCGGCTGCATGTAGGTCAGGTTTTCGTTGTCGATCAGGCCACGGGTTGGGGCGGGGAGAATCGTGGTCTGGTAGTGCTGTGCGGCTTGCGGCGGGACCGGAACACGGCGAAAGGCGGCATATTGGGTCATGGCTGCGCTTTCACGGTACCGGCCACGGATAGGCTGCGGTGGCAGAGATCGGCAACCGACCAATCAGGATTGGCGCCGGCTTCTCGCTACCCATCGTCACATTCAGCGCGTCATTGTAGGTCGCCAGATCCTCAGCGTAGGGGCTGCCCTTGTTGGCTTTCCATTGCCATATCATCGCCAGCTTGAGCAGCCGGTCGCCTAAGATGAAATTGTCAGTGTCAGCCGTGAAGGAATCACCGTAACCGCTAGACGCCAGTGCGATGCAGTTCTTGTTGAGATAGCCGAATGTGGCATTGGTACCATTGCCCATCGCCGGATAGATTACGATCTGACCGCCGAGCATCGTCCATTCGCCCCAGGCGCTGGTCCAAGGCTGGTTGCGGCGCTGCACCCATTCGTTGGTGTCGAAAATATAGGTCATCGGCGTTTGGGTCGACGTCGACCGCCACAATTCCGTCGTCAGCAGCATGCGCTTATAATCTGCCGGCAGGTCGAAAGCGGTCTTGACGCCGTCGCCTGACAACGTCGCCAGCTTTTTCAGGATCGTCCAATCCTTGCCACTTTCATAAGAAGCGCGCTGCGCCATCTCGGTCGCCAGCGACACCATTTCTTCCATGGTTCGGTTGCTGTTGATGCTGGCAAATATTGAGGTTGGTGACTGCACACCAACCACCCGGCAGACATCCTTGATGACGGAAAGCAGGGTCATGCCACCTGATCCGATACGGTATGATTCGGCCTGGCTTCGATCGCCATCCGAATCAGCGTCTTGCGGTTAGGATTGCCAAGCGGGGTATGGCCGGTGTGCGCGGCGATGAATTCCTTCAACTGCGTGTCGCTCATTTCAGCGAATTCCGCCTCGGCCTTGGCCTTCAGCGAACGCAGCGTGGCAACATCTTCCTCCAAGATGACATTACGGGCGCGTAGCATCTCTAGCTCGACTTCCATCTGCTTGTTGACGGCGCCCTTCTTGGTTTCCTCCAGATAGGCAATCGCCTGATTTTTCATCTCACGGCCGCCCATACCGATGTTCTTTAGCTCACTGCCATCGATCGCGGCCAACGCTTCAACGGTGTAGACGTTCACGGCGCGCAATTCGGCGCGGCGTGCATCGGTCAGGAATTTAGCGTATTCCAGTGGCGTCCCGGTCTTGGTCTGTGCGGCATGTTCCTGAAATTGCCGGTACTGATGCCTGAAGCGTTCGGCATACGTAAGTTGGCGTTGTGTGAGGGTAAATGGATCGGTAACCCAGCACGAGAAAAAATGTGCTGGAAAGACTTTCCAGTCTTTCATACCCGGCACCCGCACTTCGCAAACCTCGACATCTTCAAAAATCGGGCGGCCTTCCTTGAGGCTTTCAGCGGCATTTTCCATCGGTTGGTATTTGAACGTTACCACCAAATTTTCATCGGGATCGCGTGGGGGCATGGTTTTATCCTTTGATGGTTAGCCAGAGTCGCTGCCTCGGCTTGTCCTAAAGGCAGCGACTCCGATCTACTCGGCGCCTGGGGGCTAGGCCGCCGGGTTGGAATCAGGCAGCCGGGTTGGAATCGTACATGCGCCAATTGAACAGCGGATTGGTCATGGTGAGTTCACCCATCCATCCGATGAATTGGGCGACGGCATCTTTATCGATCGGCATCATGCCATCGCCATCAAACAGCTTGTCGAAGTTGCGGTTCGGGTGATAGCGCAGCCGCAGTGAATCAGTGTCGATCCCGAACGTTGTGTTGGCCGGCATATTGCTACCAATGCCACCGTCCAGCACGATCTCGGCCCGCTTGCCGCCGCCGATATATTCCAGTGAAGAGAACCCCAATTTTCCAAGGCTGGTATCGTTGGTCTGTCGCTGAATCGGAAGCGTGGCGGCATCATACGCCGCATAATGTTCGGGGCTCATGAGCAAGAGATCGGCGTAGTCCCGGCCGCGTGAGTTTCGGGTCATGGCAAAGTTGAGCATCGGCCGGATAGTGGTCGACGTCATCTGGGTGCCGAACGGCGCCAGGGTGACGGTGCCGGCGCTGGCATGTGGATCAAATGTCGTGGTGCGCCAGATCGAATTTCCGACACGATCGATGCCGCCATAGTTTCCGGTATTAGTAATGACCGGGATCGCGGTAGCTAACCCGGTGATTTGCTTGCCACCATTGGCCAGGCCGTCACTGTAAATGCCGGCGTCCATGGCATCTTCCAACGCCTTCTCGGCAGCCTTGATATAGGCTTCGTAGACATCGATCAGTTGGTTCTGACCCTCGTTGTTGAGAATTTCCTGCATACTGAGAATGACCGGCACCACCACCATCTTGGGGTCGTAGACCGCGTCATTGAACAGATCGATCGCGGGATTCAGCAATTGATCATAACCGGAATACCACTGCGCATTGCTCTTGCCGACTTGCAGAGTTTGCCGGATTTTTGGCCCGCTGTAGGTTTCCCAAAGACCTTTTCTCTTTAATACGGCGAGTAGAGCGTTGTTGTTGCTGACGAGATCTTCATAACCACTGCTGCGTTCTTCCAGCGACATCGAAAGAATCTGCTGATACGCAGCGACGCTGTTGATGTTAGGCATGATGTTTGTCCTTCGGGTTCAGACATTAATAACCGTTACTGACACGCCGGGCGTTGTGCTCGATGGTGTCGCGAAGCGATCGAGGTTCTCCGCGCTTGGTTGGCTGTGCAGTACCATTAGTACTACCTCCAGGTGCACCGGAGATTGATCGGTCGGGGGTTCGGGTCTGAGCCGATGGGGTGCGGGTCTGAGCCGCCTGGGTGGTCGGGTTGAGCAATTCAGCCCGCCGGTATGCCGTTTCTAGATCGTACCCAGATTTAAGTTCCTGGTCGATAGTCGACGCCAATTCATCAAATCGGGGATGGTTGCCGTTCTCAGCGAAAGCATCAATCGCCGCGTGGGTATAAGAATACTGCTGATTATACTGCATTTGCTGCACGGTGTTGGTCAGGTTGGCTATCTGCTGATGCAGTGCACCAATCTGATGCTGAGCAGCATTGACAGTATTGCCCTGTTGCAGCGAGCGAAGCTGATCTGGGGTCTGGGTTAGGACATGATAGGCGATGTCGCGGAACCCGATCGGCTCACCGTCCGGCGTCTTGAGCCCAAGATTATGGACAATCAAGTCCAGGCCGGCGACCGGGTCGGCACGCAGCTTGGTTTCCATGCCGACATAATTATCCAGCGCCTGCTGTAGCGTGGTTCCGTGTTGCTGCGCCATCTGATGATAGTGCGCGATCGGTTGGAACGCCTCGGCGGCACCTCTATATTGCTCGTAAGCCTGGGCATATTCCTTATGGATCCGATGCACTTCACCGCGCACGCTTTCCGGCACTGTCGCCCATTCCCGCTTGGCGTGGTCCGCCATCCGAGCCGGCGGTTCGCGGAATGGCGCATCATGCGGTAAGGCGGCAGGCGACGGCGTTGGCTGGGAGGATGGCGCACCGTCGCCTTCCGCTGCCGACAGGGGGGTTCTGTCGGCAGTGGCTTCCTGTCGAGGCGCGAACCGGCCGTGATCGCCGCGCTGCGGCAACGGCTGATCGTCGGGCCGCTTTTTCAGGTTGAAAGTCTCGGTTTTCTCAGGTGGCTTGTTGTGCCCTGGCTTGGCCTCGGCGGCCTTGGGTGACTCTTTGGCCGGTTCCTTGGATGGGGGGCGTTGTGGCTTTGATGGCGGATTGAGTGCCCGATTATAGGCGTCCTGAATGATTGCCTTGGCATCCCTGGGTGCTTGTGGCGCCTGCGATCCAATTGGCGACGGCGCCGAAACCGGGCTGGGATTGATTGGAACTTCGGTAACGGCAGGCGCAGTCGTGTCCGGCGCACCGCCGGGATCGGCGGCAACGGTCGTATCGGTCATCTAAAACTCCCTATCTGGATTTGAACTTTTCAACCGCCTTCTTGACGGCGCGCACGCGCTTTTCCGTTTCGGTGCGGCTGGCGCTAGCATGCTGTTGTTTCACGTGAAACCGAGCGGTATCGTTACCGACTTCGATCAAGCCATGGGCTTTTCCCACCGCCTGGTACTGCCGTTTGGACGTGTAGAATTTACCGTCGACTTGCTCGACAGGATTCATGGTATCGGAGATAACGTAAGGCAATGGTAAAGCACTTCTCTGGTGCTTTAGCGGTTCCCGCTTAACCCGCCACTTGCCGGGCTCGACCTCGATCAACTCCACCATCGCCGGTCACCGATACGTCAGCATGCCGCTGACGTCGTCGACGGCGACCGCCGTTGCGTCATTATCAAATCTGTCCTTGGTAATGTTGAACCCAAGACCAGCAGAAACTGGAAGGCCCCATATGAATTGCTTCGAATAACCGCTGTCGGCCGGCAAGGGGATCGTCCAGAACGGCACATCAGCCGTGATTGGCGTGGTCGCCTTATCGAAGAACCTGAAATACACGACGTAAGCCGCCCGGTTGTAAATATCGAGCGACCGCACTACCCGCGCCGCTGCGCTCACCAGGGTGTTGTTGGAACCACTCGACGCATTGATCCGAAACTTAACACTGTCGATCGTTATTGGCGGCGCCACCGCCCGCGACGCCGCAATCGTTTGCGGACCTGCCGGATTAGCCGTCATGAAATCGTTCATATTCTGCACGGTTTGCAGAACACCATTGCCGTCCAGAACTTGTATCGTCATGGGTTAGCCCTCTTAAATAGATCCGATCAAGGTTCCGATATATTGCGAGTTGGTTGCCAGGTTGTC